GTGGGTCGCGCCTGTCCGCTCTGCTGGAGCTTCCATTCACAGCCATAGGCCTGGCCGCCGATGACAGCATACGGCATGTACCACCATTTCGCGCTGGATTCCGTCAGACCGATGCCAAGGCGCATGATGATCTCATTGTCATCTGTATATTGCTCCGCACCATCCCATAGCGAGCCGGTAAAACGGATGGAACCGCCACCGAAGGAGCGCGGATATTTCGTACGCATCTTGATGTAAGTGACGGGACTGGCATCGTTGCGGTCGTGGTCGCAGATGATCATGTCGGCCTTAGTCGCATCGCTGGCCTCCTGCGTAGAATATATCTGCCGGCGCTCGAAGCCATCCTTCGACGAGGTAGCGTCGGAGGTCTTTTCTATCTTCAGCGTCTGACACTCCAAACTACCGATGGGTGGTGTGGCGAAGTAGCCCACCAGATTGCCGTCGCCTTGGTGCCACTGATAGCCACGCGCGTCCATCGTGTCGCGCATCGGTTTTGGTGCGAACTGAATCACGGTTTCATCCTCATTCACGTCGGCCTTCACAGTGGCCTTGGCGGGGCCTCGCACGGTGTAGTCCTCATTATCAACTGAAGCGAAGATATTGCCGGAGAGTGTGACTGACGTAAAGTTCTCGATCGTGCCGAGCGTGGCGATCGGCGTGTTCTCGCCGCCGAAGGCTTCCAACTCCGCCAGCGTCAGTTTCAGGAACGTCTGCTCCGATGCATCGTCTGCGCAGGTCAGATAGAATGAGCCTGCCTTCGTTCGAGCCGTCCATCCCCAAAAGCGACACATATCCTCCAGCACTTCGTAGAGATCGTAGTTCGAGATGACGTTCTCGTCTTTGTCTGTGCTCAGGAAGTTCTGCCAGTCGAACTTGGCACTGAGCCAGGTACGGGCATCTGCACCACCACCCACGTAGATGTACGAATAGGTGTAACCCGTATTTCCGAGGATGTGGTGCAGCAGCCACGCGAAGTTATGGAAGTCGTAGATATTGGTGGCCACCTGCTTGCTTGGCAGGATGGAGATGGGGCAATGTATAGGATATTCGCGCTCCTGGACTTGTTCATAAAGCACACCACTGAAGGATTGCGCCTGCATATAGCCGAACCACACCACCGTATTGCCTGCCGTCAGCGTCACGGGGCGGTCGGTGTCGGTCTTCGGTACCAAGTCTTTCCATGAGAAAGCCACCTTCTGGGGCGTGGCTGCTGCGGTCATGGCATAACCGTCATCAACGATACGCAGACGGCCAGTCACCGTGCGGATGGGCGAAAACTGGTCGTCGCTCGCATCCTCATCCGTCACGAACGGCTGTGCCCCACCCTTCAGCGTCAGCGGGTAACCGCTGGGCAGTGAGCCGTCCTTCCAGATGTTTACGGTGTACGTCGTGCCTGAACGGAGCGATACGAATGGTATTTTCCAATGAATGTTTAGTGCCATTTCTGTTCTTTTCTTATAGGGCAGAAATGGCGCTTGGGTTTACTTTGTCCGCCATACCCAAATAGCGAATGCTGCTACGGCAATCAAGATAAATATCGTCTTCATATAATGCTGTGCTTTTTAATCCACAAAGCGATAGCGATAACCAGACCCATCAGCGTCAAGAAACCGATGGTGATTAGTGCTTTTTGCATCCAAGACAATTTCTTTTCAACGTACTGCGTCACGGGGTACGGCTGTGGGATGGTATCGTGGGTGGCCACGTAGGTCGTATCATGCGTCACCTTCTCTATGTACTTCGTGTGCCACCGTTCGATGAGCATCGTGTCGCCACGCTCTTTGATGTGGATCGAGTCGTGCAACCAAATAGAATCGCGTTGCTGTTTGGTGATGTAGGTGGTATCCGTCTTCACCTTTTCCACCGTCACATATTCCACACTCTTACAACTCGTCATCAATAAGATTGTAATCAGGATCAGGATAGCACCAGCCATCCCGAAACAAACCTTCGTAAATGCATCCATTTTACATTTTTGCTTTTTCATCTTTCATTTTTTTAATCAATCTACCTAACACACCAGTAGCCTTTCTGGGTTTACCGATGCGTAAGCATTGTGCAGGTTCTATTTTCTGACTAACAGCAGCAGCCCCGTCATTTACACCTTCCAAATACCGACAAGCACCATAGCCTTCAGCTATCTGATTGATGCACTTGTCGATATTTTCCTCTGACATACCATAGAATCTAAGCCAGTACTCCAGTTTATTATTGTTTGACATATTTCTGTTTTATTTATCCCATATTGATTTGCCATCCTTGATTCTCTTTTCACTCTTAGCCATTGCATTTATCTTGTCTATGATATATTGTCCGGTGATTTTCGGAATCGCGTCCATATATCCTTGAATGTATGCCTGTCGTCTGGGCAGGTTCGCGTCAAACTTACTCGTACCTTTCTTATTTATTCGTTTCCGCACTGGGTATAGTTTCAATGCTCGTGCTTTAATATCTTGCTCTGTCATAATTCGTATTCCTTAATTTCCCATGTATAATAACCATCCTCGTAGTCGCAAGCGTTAGCACTTCCAACTTTTACTCCTGAAGGACTCGAAATGCTTACATTATGTATTATGACATTTTCTTCATAATTTATAGGTGCTTCCGTAACATTACTCACCAACTCATTCATCTTCGCCACTGCCTCTTCTTTCGACTTGTAAAGAAAAAGTCCAGATACAAAACCTGCCGCTCCTCTCTCATTCGGCGTATAACATTCTGATAAAGTATAAAGTTTCATAGTTCCTTATATTTTTTTAAAAAAAAGAGAGGCACCCTTGCGGATGTCTCTCGGCTCGTTGTGTATGATGCTTTGTCACAGCATCCCTAAATATTCTCCTTGATAAGCCTATCCAAGAACTCCGATTTGTTCTTGACGGTCTTCAACTTTTCGGCTGCTTCCTGACTGATGCGGACGGTCACAGCCACGTTTCGGTCTGTTGCCGGACGGCCACCGCCTTCACGATAACCGCCCCAGTTTGGGTTCTTGTCTGCCATAGTCTTAACTTCCGATTGATACGTCAGCAATGTTGTCAGTGATGCGGATGACCTCAATGCAATAGTCATCCTTCTCGTGAGGCGCATAGTTGTTGCCCTTGTCGCACTCCTTATTGATGAGCGCATTGATTTCGAGCAGCAGTACAATGGTGCTCAGGATAGGCTTCCCGTCTGATGTGGGGAAGTCGTGGTAACTCTCTTTGCCGTAGTCCACGATGGGATAACCGATGCGGATGGTATCAACCTTGATTTGCTCGGGGCTGATGTTCTCATTGGCAAACTCATACATGCCGTCGATGTCGTTCAGCATCACGAATGGGCGAATCTCGTACTTCATAGTTCCTTAGTGTCTGTCTGATACATAAGCCGTCATATCATCACGCAAATTAACTTCCTCAGTATCGCTGTGGCAGATACCCCATTGTTCGTGACAGTCATTCACGTAGCCATTTTCGGCAATCATCTTGTTGAGAGTTTCCATGTCAGGCTCTTGGTCGTTAGCAACAAACTCATTCCAAAAGTTTGCGATTTCCTGTAATGTCTTCTGTGTCATAATCTTGGTGCCCTTCCGGGACTTGGGTTTTAATTGTTATCTTTATTATTTCTGATGCAAAGATACAACAATTATTTGATATATGCAAGCATTTAACAAGAAATCTCCTTGTTTTTTGCAATATTTAACCAAGTGAGCACTATTTCTTATCAAAACTTCGGATAGTAAGCCAAACGGCAACCACCAACACCACAAGCCAGATGTACCAATATTGCCACGTTATATCGTAGCACCATATCCGAAATTGTAATAGTGGATTGTCTGTTTCAATATGTGTCATTGTTCGTCTTCTTTAAAATGTTCACACTTACCATTCATACCTTCCTCCGTGTCGTGCGACTCAGAGCAAATAAACATGTACGGCCCATGAGTAAAGTCGAAGATTACATCCGTACAAAGGTCGCAGAACAGACACGCTTTCGGATGAGCGTTGCACTTGTATTCCTCGCACTCATACTCTCGCGTCCATTCTGGATTGTCGCTTTTGAATATCATAATTCCTTTTACTTTGGTACATTAAACCTCCATTCCTGACCACCTGTGAAATACTTCTGGTGAAAGCCATAGACGCGGTGTGGTTTGTTGTCGCTGCCGTTCAGGTAGCCGTCCATTGGCGAGTAGTGCCAGTGGTCTTTTAGAAAATAGCTGTGGCTCTTCGTACAAAGATACCACAGCCCTTTGATGATTTTCATTGCTTCACAAATATAACTTGCTTTTTGTCCTTTCTCGTCCCAGATGTGCAAGCGTGCTGGTGTGAATAGCAAGAGCCTTTGTAGTTCTTCTTGTTAGCATACCAACATCCCTTGCATGTACGTGGGTCTTTTATCTCAACTACTTTTAGCCTCACGTCCCCTTCTTGGAACGTTGAGCCGATTGGATTCTGTTTCATATTCTATCGTTTTAATGATTCATCCCCTCATACCGCTCATACAGGTCGAGTGCCATGATAATCGCCTGGATGATGGCCACTTTCGTGCTTGGCGTTTATCATGTCAATAATTAATCTCACGTCACGCACGTCAATATATTCGCGTCCTTCTTCCGTAAGGCTACCGCTGATTTTGACATGCTGAATAAATTCCTCAACTGTTAAATTGTCTGTTACTGCCATAATTCCTAATTTTTTAATGATTCATCCCCTCATACCGCTCATACAGGTCTAACGCCATGATGAGTGCTTGCACGGGGTCAACCTTGCACGAGTCGGAATTGTTCGCCTTTACGGGGCGTTTGTTCTCGCGGTTGTCGATTTCCAGTGCACAGTTGCCGAAGCACCATTGCCACAGCGGATTGGGCGAGAAGGTGATGAACGGCACGGGAGCGAACATCGCGGCGTAGAGGTCGTCGGTGGGGGCGTTGAACTCCGAGTTGAGCTGACTCACCACCTGGATGTACGGCTCAGGGTTCGAAATCTTCAGCGCACTCTGGAAGTATGCCTTCAGCGTGTTGATGGGGTCTTTGCTCTGGTACTTATCATATCCGAAGTACATGAACTGCACACCCTTCTTGATGAGCTCGTCCAGTCGGTTGATGAAGAGCGACGGCTGGAACACCCTGCCCTCCGAAACATGCAACCATCCCTGCGCTATCCACATCTCATACAGCGAGCGCACGGCTGACCGCTCCAGCGTGTCCTCCTTGATCCATGCGTCGAAGTCGGCATGAAACTGTGTGCCTCGCCCTGACGGGTGCCTACGTGCCGATAGCCATGCCACGGTGTGAAGGTCGTCTCCTTGCGAAAAATCAAGTCCTCCAAACGTCACCCAGCCGCCTTGCGCCGTGCAATCATCTACGCGAAGGTCGGTTTGCAACGGGCGCACCTGTTCAGCCGTAATCCATTTAACCACACGCGAGCCTTGCCAACAATTAAAATCTTTAGTTAATACCTCCTGCTTCGTGTCCTCGGTGCCGGTGGCGGCTTCGTGCAGTCGCTCGCGGTAGTAGGTGGGCTGTACGGTGGTGCCTATCGAGCGGTTCACTTTCTTGAAGAGTTCGGGGTCGTCGAGCTTCGTCAGGTCGTCGGTCAGCTCCCACTTGTCGAGCTGGAGCAGGAAGGCGCACCAGTAGTCGTCGGGCGTGCGGTGCGGCTGTCCCAGCGGGTACTGCATCTCGCTCATCAGCGATGCTTCCACCTGCTCCAACTTGGTCTTGTAGGGGCCTTCCTTGATGCGGCCTGCGGTGGTGGTGTGGAGCAGCAGCTTTTCACGACGCGGACCGGTTGAGCCCCAACACGTATCGACTGCCGCCTGCATGTCGGAGTGGGCGTTGACGTAGCCCGCCTGTCCGTGCTCGTCGGCATGAACCACCGAGGCGTAGAGTCCGTCCTTCGAGATTTTGCCTGCCGCCATACATTTGATTTCGCCTTGCATGCGGAGCCCATCTTGCCAGTTCATTTCCTTGGCGGTTAGACGGAAATACTTGCCGCCCATGCGATTCGTGCACGTCGGATCAATCTGTATAGCGAACTTGCGGATGGCTTTGAAAGCAATCTTCGACTGTTCGCTACTGTTTGTGCAAATGAGTGCCTGCCCATTTACATCACCGAGGAAACATACCTCGACGAAATCGACGGCACCTCCAAGCTCCGTCTTACCACTTTTACGAGTAACGAACCAGTGCGCCTCCTGCGTCAGCCGTCGCGTGTCCCACACCATGCCGTCCCGTACCCATTCCGTAGGCAGCAGCATGTCGCCGTCGTGGTATTCGCGCTCCATGCTGACGTCCACCTTGAACGCATATATTTCGAAGATAAGCCATGCTTGGAACGGCATCAGTCGGACGTGCTGCGAGCCGCGAGGGGTCGAGAACTTCAGCCCGCCCTTCACGTGTCGCCCGTCACGCCACTGTCCCTCGATGGCTCGCAGTGACCGCTTCACGCGCTCTGGGTCGAGGTCGTAGGAGTCCATCAGTCGCATTTCCTTGCGGATGCCCAGCAGCTCATAGAGGTTGGCGTGGCTGGCATTGTTCGAGATAGCGTCCTCCACATACGGCAGCAGTCGCGTGTCGATGCTGTTCAGCCTATTGGCATAAAGGGGCAGTGCCTCCCGAATGTCTGCGATGCACTGCGCCTTCAGTTTCTTTAATTCGTCGAAGTCTTGCATATTATTGATGTAAGATGTTAGAGGGAAGAGGGAAGATGTTGCTACCGCTTTGGTTTTTCAAATACGACTTGATTGACCATCTTTGGATCGTCGTGAATGTTGCCGATAACCTCGAAGTCGAAGATAGGCATCGAGCCGTTCATTGGTCCAAACAGACACGACAGATACATATCGTTGTAGTCGGCATTTGAACTGAGACAATACGTGCCTTCTTCGATTGCGACGGCAGAGATGTATTCCTTTTCCAGTTCGCCTTTGAGGTCATCGAGCGCAAAGGTGCGCATCATCTCGTCACGTTCCTCTCGGCTTTTCGACAAGTCCCAGCAAAGGTTCTTGTACTCCTTCACTCTTAGGATGTCGCCCTCGAATATACGCTTGCCGTTCTTGTCAAGCAATCCCGTGAACTGACCGATGGTACCAGGCTGTACGTTGTCGTTCATCCATCCGTCTTCATCGTCCCAATAGCTGATGGCAAACTCCCCGTCGCTTGGCTCCGTGCCAGCGTGGAATAGGTCGCCCCATATCCAATGCACGTTCTTGACGGTCTTTGCTCTGAATAGAATTTCTCGCATAGTCAGTCCTCTTTTACGATGATAATTTTTACTCGGTCGCCGTCCTTGAATTTCTGCAAGGCATCACAAGTAACGTCGAATCCGTTCAGGACGTTCTTTTTGGTGTACCTGTTTCTTCTGATGTATGCGCCTTCGACGACATTCTCCGATAGGCGTTCTGTTGCCTCTTTGCGATAGCCGTTGATGCACTCCATTTCTTTTCTTACGAACTCTTCGCGTTTAATGTCCTCTTCCAACGTCTCGATAATCTTGCGGGAAAGCATGGTTGAGACGGTGACTGGAGTGGCAACATTCTGCGCCTGCCATTTGAACCATGATAGCGCATCCGCTATTGTTGCGCCTCCGTTCATGATACGCTGGTCGCGCTCTTGTTCGGTTTCACACTTGGCGATGAAGTTCGGACACTCCTCACCCTCTTCGGGGACTTCTCTCTCGTCCCACATTTCGCACGGGTAGCCATAGATGCACCTCATGCAAAGTTCGTCTGTTACTTTTGGATATTTGTTCATAGTTCCTTCAATTAAAAGAGAGCGGCCAAATGGTCGCCCTCAATGTTCAATGTTCAATGTTCAATGGTGAATCATCCCTCCAGCTCCCCGCCAGTCGCACCGCCGTTGCCGCCGCCCGCACCCGTCTGGGTGTTGTCGTCGTCGGGAGTCTCCACGCCCTCCTTCTCGTCCTTCTCGGTAGCCCATGAGAGCGTTGCGCCCTTGATGGCTGCGATGATGTCGTCCGAGCCCTTGTAGTTCACGCGCGGGGTCATGTCGGCGAGGGCAAGGTCTTTCGGGTCTTCCTCCCACTTGCCGCTGACGGCTGGGTAGAGCGTTCCGAGGGGTCCCAGGTCGACGATGTAACCCTGTTTCAACTTGGCGCACACGCCTTCGAGCAGCAGCTCAGCCGCCAGCGATGCCTCCTTCTGGTGCAGCGTGGTGTTCTTTGCGCTCTCGCGGGCTATCTCGTCGAAGCCAGCCTTGCCGCTGGTGATCACCTTGCCGATGTATCCGGCCTTCGTCTGTCCCTCGACCTTGCCACTACGCGGAGAGCCTGCTCACGCTCGGAGGTGCTCAAAAACAGTTTTGGCACCCCTCTCGCTTACTCGCAGCCTTGCGTTTGAACAGCTGCTTTTTAATCTTCAGTTTCAAATCTGCCATACTTTCAATCAATTTATTATGTTGTACGTTTTCCATCGTCACGTGACGACTTCGAGATTGTCACGACAGTTTTAAATTGTCACGTGACGCTCTATTTATCGCACGAAATACTGTCGGGGGTTTACTGATGAAAGTGAAGAGTGAAGAGTGAAGAGTGAAGAATTTGCTACCGCTGCATCTGGTCGATAGCCTCCTTCATTTCGTCTTTGTTTGCATCACGATATTCAAACATGTGAGCCATCAGTTCCATGAACTCGATACGATTGAGGAACACAAGCGACTGCATGTTGTCGGTGACGATGCTCAAAGCGATGCGGTCTTTGTTCATCTTTGTGATTGATGATGTTGCTCTCATTTCTTTTTCCTTTTCTGAAATAGTCCACCATTGTATGCCGCAAACACCCAAGATTCGAGCCAATCCCTTTCCCTTTCCGTCAGGTCTTCCTCGTTTATCTTGTAACCTTCGCGGAACAGCTGCCATCCTCTCCCGTTCTTGTAAACAGAGATAACCATCCACGTTGCATCCTTTTCGATGCGATTGAGAATCTTCTCAACCGTTTCGGCAGGCTTATACACTTCCTTGTCGTGCTCGTCGAGAAATTCGTTGAACGCATCACGCACTGCATCCATCGTGTAGTTAGGCTTGCTGAGCCTTGCACCCGTCACCATGTCGAGCACGGTGCAGTAGTCGCTTTCCAATCTATCGTAGTCCTTGACCTTGTAGATTATTTCCTTGATTTTCTCTATTATATTCATAACCAATAAATCAATGATGTAAGAACGGCCAGTATGATTGCACTATACAAGCCTTTCTTGTAGTTATACACTTGCTCCTTTCGGGGCTGTCCGTTCAATTTGTAGTTCATGACTACGATGCCAGCGCAAAGCGCAAGCATGATGATGTAAGCTGCTGTTTTCATTGTTATATAAATTTTAATGCAAGTTTGATTGCTGCTATCTCTGCCTCTGCATGGCTTTCGTACTCACCATCGGTAGAAACGCAACAGCCACGTATCTCTAAGATGTCGGCAATATAGTTGAATCCTGATGCCCTGTCACGCTCCCTGCCGTCGGCATACTTTTCGCAAATGGGATTGACTCTTGCTCTTGGCTCAATCCAATGCTCATTGATAAACCAGTCGATAATCTGCTGAGTATATGGCTTGCCGTCATAGCCCCTCAGACATAGTTCAGAATAAAGCGGGTGCATAACCATCCGCTCTCCTCTATTATCTGTGACATACATACGCTCGCAAATAAGCGTCCTGTCTGGCAGTAGCAGGGGGCGATTCCCTCCTTCGTGTACTTTCTCGTGACAATCCTTGCAGAGCGTCACAAGTTCGTTGTCGGCTGCGTCCCAAATGTGGAATGGTGGCGGTGGGTAGGATAGGTGATGCACATGCAACTCCACGTCCTTTGCGCCACACATAGCGCACTTGTGATTGTCCAACTCTCGGATTTGCGCGGCTCTCTCTTTCCATCGCTCGTCCTGGTACTCTTGTTTTCTGTCCATAGTTCCTATAATTCTCAATTATCAATTTGCGGCTGTGGCCGCAGAAGTCCCCATTGACGCTTTCAGCGTCGAGCCTGCTCACGTTGGCTTTCGCCTTCCTCTGTCGCGACTCGGCCTAATGGATGCGAGCATCCTTTCGGCTCTCGCTGCTCCATCGGTCCGGCATTGATCATGCGAGCATGGCACTGCTCTCGCTTACTCGCAGCCTTCAGCGCGCTCGGCATCCCGCGCTCGACCTCTGGTCGCTTGCTACCGAAGGGACGCAAGAAGGGTGACGCTTTCACCGCTCGGCGCTTGCTCTCGCTTATTCAATCCCAGCGAGTCTTAAGAAAGCGGAGCGACTGAAAGAACCTCGCCTACATGTTGGGGCGAATAAGACCCCAACATGCAAAGGCTTCAAAGGGGCTCGTCCGTCACCGTCCATTTGCCGTCGTAGCCCTCGCAGAGCCACTGGCCTTCGTGAGCCTTGACGTACTGCCCTTGCTCGTCCCAGTCGTAGAGCAGATAGCACAGCGTGCCGTCGGCTTCCTTGTGGCAGGAATAGACGCAGGGCAGGCGCATCAGGTCGGTGACGTGACGGCCTACGTGGATGGCTTGTTTCACTTTCTCAAACATGATTTGTCGTTTTATGGGTTTAACTTTGGAAGTTAAGAGTGTTTCATTGTGATTGTTTTGGGGAATGCTGTTGCATAGCGGATTTATAATCTTCGATAAATTCTTCCATATTGCCGCATTCTATACGTCCATTGTTAAGTTGCTCATATAGCCAGTCGATAGTTCGCTGTACTATTTTTAATGTTCTTTTCTTTGCTTCACCTGAAACATGACCAAAGAACCGATGGGGAGCCCATGTTAGATTACTTGCGGCATTATTTTCAAAATTGCCGTCGATATGCTTAATGACCGTGTAGTTATTAGGATTATCCACGAAGGTTTTTGCCACAAGCATGTGAACGTCATACGTCTTTTGCTTTCCTTTATTTCTCAATGTAAGGCAAAGTCTCTTCGTTCCATTACTTTTACATATACAAGTCCTCAGTATTCTGATGCTTGTATCAATCCCTTTCACCATGTGGATGGTTCTAACCCGTCCCATGTTGCTCACTTGATATCTGCTATTCTTTCCGCGAATAGGCAAATCTTTCCATATTTCTTCCATAGTTCCTTTTATTTATAGACACGATGAAGCGAGGCACACAAATTGATGCGTGTCTCGCTGAAGATTGCGAAGCGTTTGGGGTTACAAGTACTTCTTTATTTGCTGCTGATAGATTTTTAGCAATGTTTTATTGTGCTTAGCCATTGCTTTGTCTATCGGATGAGTCGGTTTGGCCGTCTGATATGATATAGACTCAGATACGCCATTCAGGTTCTTTTGCATTTCCTGATAACCCATCTTTGAAATAACCTTAGTCGCATGGTCAATAGCTTTCTTTTGCGCTGCTTTATCACCTGACAAGAATGCCTCAAACATATTGCCAGCAGCTTCAGCATAAGAGCCACCTGACAATATTCTGCTTGCACCGCTTCGTGAGCCTTTGCCCATTCCACCTGAGGCACCGCCTCCTGCTCTTCCACCCATATCTGTAGAAATTTTAATTGTGAAACTTATATTATCTACAATACGGCTGAAATCGTGCTGTGGGTTTACTCTTCGGTTTTCTCTTTCGCTCGGTTGATAAACTCCTTCACATGCACCACGTCGTGCGCCTTGCACCATTCGGCCACGTCATCACCGCCACCATAGACAAACATATTCGGCTTTTCAAGTCCGCTGATGCGCTTTGCCATTTCCCAGTGTCGCTCGGTGGTGTTGAGCCATCCCGTCACTCCGCGAGTGCAAAAAGCGTTGTAACCTTCGGGCACTCCGAGCGCATTGATTTCCTCAAAGTGTGGCGATACGTTCAAATCCACCCAAATTTGCATCCCACATTCTTGCAAGTATCGGCAAAGGTAACGCTTTCGGTACGTCTGCCAAATGGCATGAGCCATCGGGGTTTGGTCGTGTATCGAGCAATTCGGCTCAACTATTGCCTTGCATCCAGACTCCAACAACTTAATCGGGTCTTTGAATAGTTGCTCAAAGCGGTAGTCATCGACATAGAAATGATAGGTCGTTATTCCTTTCTTATATCGTGCTTCTGCTCCCCAAGGGTTCAGCGGCAATTCTAAATGCACGGGCATGTTATCCATCAGCAGGGTGGGGATGTCAAACTCGTTGTTGCTTGGATAGACGTAATCGCCAAGCATACGCAGATAGAACGGCAACTTGTCTTCGGTTTCGTCTTCGTCTTCGTCGTTGTCGTCGTTGTCATTATCAACAGAAACTGATTCTTTCGGCTCAATCATCGGAATGTCGGCAACATCAACCCCGAAGTCAGCGATGTCGAAGCCCTCCACGTCGGCTTGCACCGCCTGGAGTTCCGTCTCGTCCCAAGTAAGGTTCACCTGCGTGGTGAGGTTGTCCAGATACGCCATCTTGCGGCCCTCGGCAGAGTCAATGTCCACGTCGGTGCGCTTCACCGCCACCAACTCGTCGCCCGTGGTTTCAATCACTCGCACCTTCTTGATACCCGCAGCGATGGCAGCCTTTTGGCTTTTATTCCCCGCGATGATGTTTCCGTTCCTGTCCAGCAGGATGCTTCGGCCTGCGCCCAGTTCCTTGAAGGATCGCTCCATGAGCTGCTGTCCCTGCTCATTGCCACGATTGAAGTTGTGCGTGTCCTGCGCCAACTCCTCAATGTCGATAATCTTTTCTTCTGCCATATCTTACTTTTTCTTTTGAAGTTGAGCCCTCATTTGGATGTTCTGAATGTACTGCGCCGCCTTCGTGTCGCCCTTCATCGCCAAGTTGATGAGATTCGTCGCAATCGCCTCCTGCTTGGTCATAACGTGTCCGTCCGCTGCTTTCAGTTGCGTCCCGTCTTTCAGTATGACTTCCTCATTCAGTTGCGCCAGCAGAAAATCCTCCATCGTCTGCTGCGGTTGTTCGTCTTTTGTCTTTGCCATATCAATACCTTTCTATCCGTTTATCCCGTCCAGAAATTCTTCAATCTTCTGAGCGGGGTCGTGCTCGTCGTGCTTCTTGGCTGACTGCTTGATGCGCTCAGGGTTGACGGTGTTCGACAGTCCCAGCTTGTCGCGCCACACAGAGATGCTTTGCTCCTTGGCCTTGACATGCACGTAGAGCGGGTTACTCTCCTTATATTCATTGTAGTTCTTGTCCACCTTCGTCTGTAGTCGGCCCGTCTCGCGTATCTCAGCCATCATGCCGTCACGTTCGGCCAGCATGTCAGCCAGTTCGTCAATCAGCGACTCCTTCCACGCGGGAACCTCGTCGATACCCTCACGAGCCAGCACGTCCTGACGCAACCGCTCGCGGTACAGGTCCACCATCTCACCCAACATCAGAAAGTCGTACATCCACAGCGCACCCTTCTCGAATTGCTTCTCAGGTGTAGTTGGTGCCTTCTTCTTGCCGGCAAACTCCTTGGCCGCCTTCTTCAGTTTCTTTTCTAATTCCTTGTTCATACGCTAATCGTCAAAGTCAATAGTGGGATATATCATCGCCAGATACGGGTCGCGGCTGTCACGGTAGAGAGCCTTGTTCACACACACGATGCGGTTCTGGTTCGTCAGCCATCGGTCGTAGTGATCATCGCATGGTCGCCTGAGCGGGTGCTTCGGGTCGTTCGACTCACTCTCGCGCTTCGTCGTCTTGTCCTCCGTCATCGCCTTCAGCGCACCGAGACAGAGAAACGTCTTCTTGCTGTACTTCGGCGACGGGTAGCCCTTCGGCACGATGCCCAGCAACTTGCACTCGCGGCAGCAGTCCGGCTTCCGCTCAGAGATTTGTACCTTCTGGATGTTCATATCGTTGATTCAAAAATAAAAAGTTATCTTCGTGGGAAATCCGCTTGTTTGTGGCTTTCGGCCTATCTTGTTCGTGATGTTCCCCGAATACTATCTTGCTTAGTACCATTTTACCCTAACATTTTGGAAATGTCCTGTGTGGATAAAAGTT